CAGTCCAACCAGTTTTAAGAATTTCATTCACAACATACTCGTTGATTTCTACCTTTTTCTTAGGGCCATCAACAAGCGCAGCATAACACAAATCTTCAAGATATTTATTAATATTCATAGTCCTCACCTAAGATACACAGGGCCCGTCCAGTTGATAGGATAGTTCCCCTCAAGGATGTTTCCCCGAGCCTTGTTCCGAGCAGGAGCAGCGTAACCAGCAGGTTTCAGAATGTCACCCTTCTTGAACTTCTTGTCATTGTCAACACCAACGACAAACGCCTTAACACCACCTGATTTTTCATGAATCTTGATATACTTCTTACCGTAGGTGATGGTGAAACCATCAACAAACTCGGCACACATCTTCTTCCGAATATCATCAATCGGAGGCATGAACTTCGTATAGTCCTCAATCATAGCGTTCTTCATCTTAGTAAGGCCCGTGAGGACAGTATCAGCACCTTCAGCAACGTAAACAGTCATATCAACCTCTTTCAATCATCATTATGTCCTTATTTTACCATACGGAACAGAATTTGTCAAGCTAAATCGTAAAAAAATATGTCCCCTAAGTCCTTGATTCTAAACGATTTTGTAAAAAAACTTCATATCCACAAATTGTGTGACATTTTTACAACATTATCCTGTCCGTGGAAGTTCTTGATAAGTATCCCCGATAACCGTAAATTCATCATTCCAATCAAAGGCTTCCATCACCACATTTTTAGAGAGGCCCTTGTATTTTTGGTGTAAAATTTTGTCTTTCGCAGCGACCAACAAGTCTGCCTCATCAGGATGCAAACTCTCCAACAACTGAACAAACATCATCTCTCGCCTGTTCTGTTGTAGGGAATTGTTACCACCCTCAATATAATGATAAAGCTTTCTCGCTTCATACGACAAATCGCTGTGTTCTGTTCCTTCTGGTGCTTCATTCATAGTATATGGAACTTCACCCACTGGAAGAAGCCACCTAATTTTGGGATCAAAAGAGGCTTTAATTATCATACGAAGAGAATCAGTATTATGTTCTTTCAGATATGTAACCTTATCTTTCTTTGTTTTAATCTTACCCAACTTGGATAGCACTTCATGGAATGACGGTGTATATGTTTCTTCTGGCATTAGAATTCTCCAATCGATTCTGTGAGATTTCGCAATCTCTTTTGTATAAAATAATTTAGTAGTTTACTACGATCACCTGATGGTGCATTGTGATACTCTTCTAGAATTTTAAGATAGAGCTCATCTGGTGATTTGGTTAAGTCAATCAGAGTTACATTCCTCTGAAAGTTTCTTTTTGTTTCATCATTAGGCAATACATCTTCAATAGGCATATTCCCTAGTTCTGGATGTTCATTGTCAATCCATGATGATATCTTTTTCTTACCTAAAGGACGTTGACGCAATCCATCAACAAAAGTATTGTCTGATGACAGTACATTTGGTATACCATCACTTGCATCTCCCTTTAGAACATGCTCCTGTAGATATCGGTAAGGGTCTTCACCATTAACAAATTTCTTGGTAATAGGACTGAACTGTGATACATTCTTGTACTTCTGCAGCTGAATGAAATCCTTATCACCCGACAGAATGAGTGTCTTACCGTTATCAAACTCTAATTCACCACACAATGCAGCGATGATATCATCTGCTTCTGCACCGTAGACTTCTAGAAACTTGTAAGGGAAAATATCTTTAAGTTCATCCCTGATAGAATTCAAAACTTCAAAGATGGCATCCCAATCTTTGTTGTCATTCTCTCTGGACTTCCTTCTGTTCGCCTTATATTGGGGAAAGTAATCACGTCGCCAATAATGTTTAGAGTCATAACACAAAACCAATTCACCAAACTCTGAAGAAAATTTGGTACGATACATACGTAAAGAATTGAGAATCATATGTCTCACCATATTTTCATCAAGCTCTTTAGACTTACTCATGTGCAAGTGCATCATTACACTTGCAAGAGAAATCTGGTTCATATCAACTAATATAATTTTCTTAATCCTTGTTATGATAAATCTGGGTCGTCATTATCATCATCATCATCGCCATCAATAAGATGTTGATTTTCAACTGTTTCTAAATATAATAATAATTCTTCAACCTGTTCTTGATTTAATTTCCCCCCACTAAAAGACAATAATGCCTCTTTTTCTATAGAAAGTTCTTTTAAAAGACCAGATATCATTTGCGTTGGGTATGAAAATCCTATACTTCTATATATACTGCCTTTCATTATTTCAATTATTAATGACATTTCATAAACAAAATTCTTATCATCAATGTTAATACCTTGCGTTTTTAAATTATGAATTGCTTGAACAATAATGTCTTGAGTAAGGGCATTAACAAATTCTTGAGCAGCTACAACTTTAGAAACCTCTTTAGTTATTTCTCCAGCAGAAAGAGAATTATTTTCTTCCTTTTCTGGCCACGGCCCCTTTATTACGTTTGCTGACTTCTTCTCTGTCGTTTCCATATCCCATTTCCTCTTCAAACATTTCTTTTGTGTAGACGCATCCCATATCGGGATAAAAAGTTCCAATATCTCTTTTGGGTTGGCCCTTCTTGGAACCATACCAGTGATAAGCTAAAGCAGTGCAACGCTTGAGAATTTTATGCTGTTGATTTTCACCATAAAAATCATCAATCCAATCACCATCTCTAAGATATTTTTGCATATGTTTTATGTATCCTTCATGAATAGCTACTTGTGCTGGAGACCCTTTAATTTTTTGTCTTACTTGAGCCCGTGCTTCTTTAGCAAGATCTTTTTGTGTCTTAATCCATTTCTTAACTCTCTTAGGATGTCTCCAATGATCTTCTGGTAAATTACGAATGCATTCATTAACATTTGATAATCCATAATCTGGATTTTTTTCTGCCCGAACTGCTCTTGCTTTTTTTAGACGTTCTGCTGCAGCAGCCTTTTGTTCTTTAGACATAGGTTTACGAGGCTTGCGTTTCTTAGGCATTTATGTTCCCATTTCTGCTTTACGTTTTTCTTCTTCTCTTTTATATCTACGAATTCCAGCAGCCTTAGCATGTCTGCGTTTCTCTCCCTTAGAACGATAAAATTCACGTTCCCTTAAATCATCCAAAATACCTTCTTGTTGAACCTTCTTCTTAAAAATTCTAAGAGCTTGTTCAACATTACCATTGCGTACTTTAATCTCCATCTTCTTCTAAAGCCTCCTTGACCTTCTCTGTAAGATTATCATAGGTAGCATAACTGCCACCCATCCATTCACCTTTCCTCATCAAATTATATAACAAAAAACCATTAATAGGCCAACAATTAATCCTTCACCCCAAGCTGCATAAACACAACAAACCGGATACTTATAAATTATATTAATATGCCAATTCCAAAGTTTCTTCATTTTACAAGTACTCCCCAAAAATTACATTGATGTGATCAATCGCATCTTCTAGGTCTCTAAACAACATGGAAGTGTAGTCAAATGCAGGATGGAAATGAACAAAATCATCATCACTTACAATCCATACGGGCTTTTGAAGTGAATATGCCCATGCAATTTCAGTTGTAGTTCCATAAGAAGGTCGCAGTTTATTAACATATACTGGCAACCATGCGAGAACTCCATCACAGTTCTTAATGTCAAGATAATTCTTAGTAATGATGCGTTTTTTAGTTTCAGAAGTCAACGTACCAACTTCTTCAGCACGATACGGGTTAATACCTTTAATGCCGTAGAGAAAATCACCTTTAACTTTATCTCGCCAATCATTAATTTCGTTATCATTACATCCCTCAATTGGTCCTGCAAGATAAATGTTTATCATAAAATAACCTTCACTTCACAATTTGCTGTGCATCATTATCGGATATCCGATAATGCTTTAGCCACGACTGTTGAAACAGGAACAAGTTCTTTATCCCCATCTTTATCAGTTGTGGTATAAAGATATCCATCTGCTTCTAATTTACTCAATAACGCATCAACGATGTCATCAATTTCAGCAGCAGTAAAACTTTCTCTAACGGCTAAAAATTTGCCCAGACAAAAGCTACCAACTATGAAACCTAATGCAATCAATGTATGTAAGTACGGGTCCATAACAATATTTATACCTTCATTTGTTAATCCTACATACATTATAAAGGTAAATACTAGAAATGTCAAGAACCTTCTTTAAAAAATATTTTTAATTTTATCGCCCAATTTGGTTGTAAATGGTTTGTTTTCTTCGGCCTCAACATTTTTATTATGCTCTTTAATCTTATCATTCACTCGTTCATTCTCATTTGCAGCCTTGTCAATTGCAGTTTGTTGTTTTTCATGGTATGACTTATACGCTCCAATGATAGCTTTCTGTTGTCTTACTAGTTTCTGTATCTTTGCCATGTTCACCGAAAGGATTTCATATCCTTTATCAGTGACACCGAATATAACTCGTTTATATCCCTTCTTATCTAGTTCATCCAGAACAGACATAATATTTTCTTCTGTGACAACATACCAGTCAATTCTCTCTAGTTTTAACACATCGACTTCTGGCAAAACCAAAGGAACCCGTTCAACCGCTGCGGTTGAAACTTCCAGACGCTTTACAGAAGAACAACTAGTTAGGAGGGATATAACTAGGATTGGCAACACTAGGGCAACTAGTGTTTGCTTTACTTTTCTTTTCAACATTTACTTCTTTCTCCGTTAATGAGGAACCTGATATAATTTCAAAACATCTAAACACATCAGTTGAACCATTGTTAATTATTTTTTGAATAAGTTTGGGTTTAGCAAGCGCAAGACGACCAATATTTCTTTCACCAAGTAATTTTGAGGTCTTGTTAAATTTATGCTGTATTACTCCTACCTGTTTTCTAGCAGCAATCAACTCCCTGTTCGTTTCCTCTGTTATTTTACTAGTAAGTTTTATGTCATTATTTAATTGTTCGATTGCCTGTTCTTGCGTTGCAACCGCTGTTTCTAACTTCGCAGCATTTTTATGGAGTGTTGCCATTTTAGCTTGACTGTCATGATAATACCAATAAAAGCCTCCTGTCATTACTCCCATAATAATAAACATTACTAATGCAATTTTTAATCCCACAATAAAATCTCCTTATACTTGAGCCAAATACCATTCTAGATATAGCTCTTCATTTAAAATAATATAATTACTACAATTACCATAAGTTTTTATATGCGTATACACACGTTTCGTCGCATACTTTTCTACCATAGTTTTCCAAAACCCAATTGGTTCAACAGTACAATGTGCATTTTCTCCATTTGGAAGAATTGCAATTGCTGGTTTGGTACATATTGCAAAAAACACAAATCTTTCTGCTCGGGAATATATGTTGTCAAAAGTTTCTGGCAACTGTTCTTTTGGTATATGTTCCATCACATCTGTAGAATATACCCCATCAAAGGGTCCATCTGGTAGGTCTTCATATTCCGGCACAGCAGGATCATACAATTTCGGCATCACACCAAGTTCTTCATGGTGTTTATATTTGGTATATTGCAATCCTTTACCGCATCCATAGTCCAATAGAGTTTCAGATTTAGTATCTTTTACTAAATCTATAATGTGATGCAGCTGTGGTTTTAAATTATTGCCGGGATAATGTTTGTCCAATTCAGCATGATATTGTTTATATTGATCAATCCACCAGTTCATTATGTATCCTAATAAAATATTTTGCATCAACAACCACTAGGGGTTTTTGGTTGTTTCTCTTGATAAAAACGACAGGTTCATGATCACCAGAGTTTGCCTCTGCTTGTTCGTATGACTTCCACACGTTTAGTGATTCTTGGTTCTTGCACTCAATTGAAAACGGAAACTTCTCTCTTGCAGCACGGGCCATGATTAGATCTTCACCTGGCGAACCCATACTACGAGATTCAATATCTTCTGGGTGTACGCCAAGTTGTTCTATAAGTTGGTCACGAACCCATTGTTGGAATCTGCGACCTTTTGATTTAGCGCTCTGGGTTTTCAATTAAGTCGCTCCATTCAGATAATTTAGCACGTTTCACTTTTATTCTTTCTTCTATTTCCGTATATAATATATAGTCATATTCTTGTAATAACTCTATCATACACTGAACGTCACCAATTTCTTCAATGAAATTTTTTCTTTGTTTTTTTCCAAATCCATGTCTCATTATTTTAGAACATGCTTGGGTTAATTCTCCACACTCTTCCATTGTAAGAATCATCAGTTGTTGAAGCTGCCACGGCAGCTCATTCATCTTCATCATCCCATTCCTCTATTTCGTCTTCAAATTCCTCAGATAATTCTTCACCGCAAAACAAACAATAGGATACTATATAATATATATCATCCATATAATGTTTTACAGAAAATTCTGCTTCACAAGATTCACAAACATATAATTTCATGTTTTACTGTATTTCACAAAATCCAGCAGTACATGCTAGTTCTTGTACACCGACAGTTGTATCTGTTTTTTCATAATCTGTCAATTTTGACCAATCAATTTCTACAGGCATTTTTTCAAGAAGCATTTTATATTCTTTTTCATTACAATCTTGATATGGAGACTGTTTATAATTATGATCACTATAGGGTAAAAATGAAACCCCAGACATAATATTAAAATGTTTATAAACCCATGCGCCGACAGCAAGCCATTCATGTTCCTTTACTGAAATTGTAACAGAGGGTTTATGTTCACACCAATTTTTCTGATATATCAACCACAACTCAAGTTGTTCAATAGCAGACAAATCTGTACGAAACAAAGAACCCTTATCTATTTTCATAGGAAAAGAAAATATAGTTGTATGACTTGGATTTATCACATCATCTTCAGCAGGAAATCCAATATCAACCATCATCTTTGTTAGAGGGTCTTTCTTGTCTCCACGAACAGTTCTGATATAAAAAGGATTGTGTCGAGCATGAATACCAGAAGCAGAATCAACCAACTGCGAAACTGTACCGGACGGCTTCACACAGGTAGTTGCTGCAGATTGTTTAATACCTATTTTCTTTGAAAATTCAGCATTAGTTTTAATTACTTCTTTACGCAAATCTCGTAATAATCTTGGTAATGCTTGCCTGGATGAATCCGTAGCACCATTGGTATGTTGATTATCTGCAATACCAGTTAATGACACACCCAAAAGTCTTTCCTCTTCACAATTTCTTTTCCAAGCAGCAGAAACATATTTGAAGTTTGTTAATGTAGATTGTATAGTTCCAAGAATTGCGGCGAGTCGCACCTTTTTTAAAAGAGAAGATTTAGTATCAGTTGCCTTTATTACAACCTCTGATAAATTACAAAATTCACGATTCCTTAAAATGATTTCAGAACAAGGATTAGTACCAAATTCATGTTCAGTATCTCTCCTCCCTGTTTTTTTCGCTTGTGCTTGTGCTGAAGCTCTATTGAAAATTCCTCGTTCACCTGATTTAGAATCATAAAGAGATTTCCATTCATCCATGAAAATACCAATATCTGGTTTTTCTGTGTAACAAGCAGAGTTATTTGCAAGAGCACGTTGATTATAATTGTGAGACCATTGACCTTCTTTAGCATGTCGCATACGGTCATCAGACAAATTTGATAAACTAATCAATGCAGAACGACGAACTCCACCTACTACAACGACTTCAGCAACTTTGCATACTATGTCGTGGCATTCGATAGAGGTTAATTTGCGCCCAGCAGC